GTCATTCCTGCTCCAGACTTGGTTTTTCGGTAATTACCGCCTTTGCCTACCGTTTTTTTGATAGGATTAGTTTTTTTCCTAGGCTTTGTTGCTGCCATTCATTAATAATTCTTATTCAAAACCAATATAATTGAATAAGTATCACCGCTCGAATGTGCGACAGTGGTCAAATCTATGTCTCCAGTTACACCAGATCCCGCATTATTGGGTATTGCTGTAAATAAATCATAGTATTCATCACCTGTGCTATCTGCTGGTAAACCAGTTAAAAGAACATTTGTTGTAGCATCAAACTCAAGATTTACTCCCATCCCACGCGTGGCCCAATAAATCCTAGCTACTGAAACATTGGTGCAGGTTTGGCCTGCACTGTTTTTAGCTAATGCTGAAACATCTACTTTTTTGACTGCACTTTCACCGGTACCATCCGAAACATTTGTAAATTTCAAGACGGCGGTTTTCTCACCGTCTTGGATTGTTTGAGATGTTACTGCGTCTGCCATTTTATCTCTCTACGATAGCTGTGACGTAATCGATAGTCATGGTTTTCGCTGCGGCTGCGCCGTTTTGAATACCAAAAGATACTGTCAACTCTTCGTTATCTGGAAGATTGGTGTTGACCACTCCAACTGGCTCTGCGTTGTTAATTGAGTAATAAACCAATGCTGCGTTTGGATCTATGAAAAACGATGTTGTAATAAACGTATCGTCTGCCAAAGTAGCTACGCCTGCTGTTAAAGTTTCTGTTGAATCTTTTTCAACAACAAAGTCAAGCAGTGCATCGCCATCATCTTTTCTAAAGTTGATGCCATCACTTGCTGCTAATGGTGTTGTGTCTGTGATTTGCAGACCCATAACTATGTCAGATTGTGTTGCATCGCTGACTTTCCATCTTGCTGAAAAGAAAGCTCTTTTTGTGCCGTCAATTAAGAAAGATTCGCCTTTTAAGTTAAAAAAGTCAGCATCGTTATCGCCAGCCGCGTTAGTAATTAAAAACTGGCCACCAGCACCAGAAGTAATTGCCTCAGTTGCGGATCCCGTGCCATCCTCGGTTGTTGTGATTGTCCAATCACCCGCTGTATACACCATAAAGTCATTGAAATAACCATAGTGTGTTTGATCGGATGGATAAGGCATAAACATTGGCATGTCTTTTTTAGACTTTGTTGCAACAGTGTTACCCGCCCATTGGATTTGGTTTTGAAAATGTGGATTAGCCATTATGAACTCCTTTGTTTGTATTAATGGAAACCGGTAAACCGGCCCTCATCAAGCTAATTAAATTTATTTAGAAAATGATACTACTAAGGAATTACTTTAGCAACTCAAAGAGACTGCAATTTTTTGATAGTACCAGCAGGAGTTTCATGCAAGATGCCAATGCCGCCGGCATTTTCCCAGGCCACAATGTTTGATTTCTTGTCATCAACCAACACATGTCCAGGTCTTGCAAAAATTGCTTTGTGTTTGCCTTTGAGTGTAGACGTAACCACAACGTGTGGATCTACATATTGTTTGGTCCAGGCGATCTTGTCAGTCACAACCAAAGGTCTGTTGATCTCGCCAGAGCAAGTTAAGATCTCCCAGGGCAAACCAGATTCTTTGAGGGCCCGTTTAGATAGTCGGGACCCTCAACAGCTGTGACGAAGTCGGCTAAAACTCCGTCCATATCAAGGTATATTTTTTTAATCATGCTATTCCGTTTTTTACCAAACACTTACCATAAATATGGTTGGCATAGTTGTTTAGTTTTTCTTTAATCTCTTCTTGCTCGGCATCTTTTTTTGCCTTTTCTTCGGGGTCCATCATGGTTACGTTTGTTATCTCAACCTTTACAAACTTGTTTACATGTAGAATTGTTTTAGCCTCGCAAATCTTAGCTCTTTGAGCATCGGTCAACTTGGTAACGTCAACATTTTTTTGGAAATGAGCAAGACTTTCTTTGGTGGCCCACTGAGGATCTAATCCGATGGTTTTGATATGTCCATCTTCATTTTCATAAAGAACCTCAATGCCGCTGTAAGTGCTTTTTTTCACAGCGCACCATTTGTCAGTCTTTGGATTCAAAGTCTGATAACAAAGTCTGTCACCTCTTTTTGTAGTTTCGATCCAATACTTTCTTTGGGTTTTTAACTTATATCCCCAGGGATAATCTTCAACAACAACCGCATTATCAGCTGAATCTTTGTTATAAATAATATTTACAATCATTACGCGTCCTCCTTGTAAACATTTAAACAACCAGGGTTTTCCCAGTCGACCTCATAACCATTGTCTTTGCAGACTTTGACAACCTCTGGGTTGATCCAGGGATCTTGGTCGTAGATGTCAAACTCCGGGCAATCATCTGGGTAGTAAATCCCAGCGTCTTTGCCGTCTTCGCAGCTGATCTTGATACCCTCTCCAGGGTGTTGGAAAGCTGTAAAGCCAGCTTTGTTGATTTCTTCGATTATATTTACAGTCATATTTTTCTCCGTTTTTTTATTTTTAATTTCAATTCCCACATACCTATTATGCACAATTATGCACAAAAGTACAACAATTTATACACTTAATTTGTAATTAATTTAGGCCAAAAAAAAGGGCCCTGGAGGGCCCTTAATTTGAAATACTTGAGTTATAAACGGTATTTCTAAACGTTCGAGTTATGCACCTTGTGATCCATATACGCCTCTCCAATCGGAGAAACCAAACGAATATCTTTCACGAGCTTTGTAACGAATGTTTCCAGTTGAGAAGTCTGGTTCCATGGAAGTTTCCATGCCAGTTCTTTGGAACATTTTAAGGCCTTCGCCTTGTGCTGTTACAGAAGTTAAGATGAAGAAAGCATCCGGATCATTTAGATAATGATTAACTGAATAACCGCCAGGAAGAACACCAGTGTTCTTGATAGCGTTTAGGTCATTATCAGATGTTCCTACTCTCTGATTAGAATTTAAAATTCTGTCAGCAACAAATACTAATTGTGGTGGCACGATTAGTTTGTCAGCTTGCACAGAGATTGTTAATCCTTTGTCATCTGTGAAAGTAGAGATGTCAATTAAAGCGTCCTCTAATGAAGTTTCATTAAGGTCGGCCATAGTTGTTGCTCTGTTAGCAGCTGTTCCACCACCAGCAAGTGGGTGAGCAGTGTTAATTAGAGAAACACCATCTCCGCCAGTAAAACTGGATGAGAAAGCGTTGTTCAACACATCCGCACCTTTGATCTCTTTGGTGTTAGCCATAGATTTCGCTAATGCTTTGACGTATCTCTTCCCGAGGCTGTCATATAAATTATCTTCAATTGCCTCTTCTGTAAGAGCGAACGCTAACGCCACTGTGTCGTGGGTATAACGTGCACTGAAACTTTCAGATGCTTGATCGAAGTTTACACTTTGACCCTCAGTTTTCGTAGGCGCAGATCCGAAACCGGTAATTAATACCTCTTCTTCAAATGCGCGACTTGAATCTTCTATAGAGAAGATTTCTTCGTATTCACGATCGTATTCATCATAGTTAAGACCAAATAATGAATTTAGACCTGGTTCTAGCTCTTTAGCTAGCTGAGCTCTTGATATAGCCATTATTTACTCCTTATGCTAAGCCAGCACCTTTTTGTCCCATGATGTGGTTTTGAATCACACATAGTACATTGGTGTTGGATGATGCTACGTCATCGTTATCGGGATCCTGGGAGATGTCAATACACTTGAGCGGTAACGTTGCGGTCGTAGCACCGGTTGTTACGTCTAGCTCTGCATTAGATCTTCCAGACTTAGTGTCGCCTACTGGTGAGCCTTCGGCAACATCAAAGTTACCGAACAGATCCGCTACCGGGAAGGTATCGTCTGCTTGGACTTCAAATATGACGTTTGCGTCATCAATAACGTAAGCAAAAATATCACTAGCAGAAACGCTGCCAGGATAGTAGTTTTTAAAAACTTGCTCGCCTGTGGTTGGGTCAGTGTAACGTACACCATTAAACACTCCGACAATTGGAACGGTTCCAGTCGCGGCGTGTCTTCCTATAACCCCAGCTGTAAGCTGAGTAACCAAGTCTCCTTGGAATATAGGTGTTGTAGCTCCACTTGCAATTCTATAACGTGATTGTCCACCGTTATAGGGTGCTCCACCCATCATACGAACAGGTTTGCATCCAAATGCGCTATCTTTATTAGCCATTTAAAATTCTCCTATTGTTGTGGTTGTTACTTTTTCCCAAAAGTAACGTTAGACTCCCTTTTTGCATCATACTGTACATAGCGACTGTCCCTTCTGGATTCATTAAACGCGTTATTGTCCAATGCCTCCTTGGTTCTAGCCGTTTGAGACTCATAGTAAGCATTACGCTCTTGTTTCGTCTCGACAGGAATCTTTGCTAAAAGTAGTCCATCATTATATACAATGCCAGTATGTCTTCCTTCGTCCAAAGTAGGCAATGCAAATTCTTGTGGTAAATCAGTCCCTCTCACAAGTTCCCAACCTTCTCGCAATCTTTTGCTTACGTTACTTCTGTCCTCCTGGCCCAACATGGATTCTCTTATCCAACGATATTCGTACCCTTCTGGTGGTTCTGGAGTTTCAAGTTTTCTTACTGGCGTCCATGGTTTTCTTCGAGTGTTATTAGCGTGATTCTCGGATTCACGGGATTGTCTGGTAGTGTTGTCTTGTTCTTCGGTCATTTTGCCTCCCTGTTGGCTATTTTTTGTTTTTCTTTAGCAACAGATTTTAACCACGCGTCTTCCGACATATTGTGTGGTTTCAATCCTTTGAGACGCTCAACTTCCGTTTTAGAAAAAGTTACACCGTTCTTTTTGCCTTGTGTTTTTTGTCGTCCTCCGACAGAGGTGGAGGCGACTCTTTGCACAGCGGGTCTACCTTCTGATTGCTCGACACTTTGCCCAGATACTAGATCTGGATAAACTTTTGATACTCGGTTATCAAGCTGCTCATAGTATTCATCTGAGTCTGCCTCATAACCTTCGTTAATTAAATTGTAATGCGTAAAATATGCAAATTGCGATGCCTGCCAATTATCTGGATCAGATTGATCGCCATACCAAGAATTTTTTTCATGCCAGGCTTTTGCCTCTCTGGTTGCTGGCGGTGTTTCTTGATTTTGCTGCACTGCCTGTTGCATTGGCTGTTGCACGGCTTGCGGATTTTGAAAATTTTGTTGCTCGGCTTGGCTTTTTGCTACTTTAAGTTTTTCTTTTTGAATACTTAAATCGCTTTTAAGCGTATCAGCTTTGCTTATCAATTCAGCGTCACCAGCTTGTATAGCTTTCTTATACAAGTCATCTGCTTGGTTTTGCTTGGCCACAAGTGCCTCTTCTTCTTTAACAAGCAACTGATCTCTAGTCTGTTGTTGCACTTGATACATGCTCGCTGTTTCCATTTCTTTCTGGGCCAGCATTTGTTCAAGTCTTGCAGCTTTTTCTTCTGCCATTCTATTTCTTTCGTTGAGCTTGTTGATTCTTTTAGAAACGCCTTTCGTATAATTTTCTAATTCATCATCTGAGGAAACAGATTGTCCTGTTTGCTCGTCAACTTGATCTACTACCTGTACCTCTAGCTCTTCAACCTCTGGCTGAATTGTTTGAGTGTTTTCTTGTTCATTCATTATAAACTCACTATGTCATCTGGATCGAGTATGGTGGCAATCACTTCATCATCATTGATGATGCGAACCTCTGCACCTTCCTCCAATTTAAACCTAGAGCCAGAGTAACGCCCTATTAAAACCCATTGTTTTTCTTGACACCAGGGTTTTTCTCCATACCTTGACTTATCGTTATAACATTGTGGGCCCATTTTTACCACATAAGCTACAACCGTTGCCAAAGCCTCACGATTAATTGTTTCTTTTGCTAGAACAATACCGCCTTTTGTTTTTGCTTTACCCGCATAAGGTAAAACCAACATTCTCCAGCCAGTTGGCTGGGGCATGCGATCTAAAAGTGATTTGTCTAATAATTCTGGATCCAGTATTTTTTCTTCTGGATCTATGTAAGCGTCTGCAATAATTTTTGTTTCTGCCATCAATTAACCTTTGTATATGTCACCAAGTTCGTTTGCAATATAGTATAAAGCACTTAGCTCTCCTTGCAAATATTTATAATGTTCAATATCTTTGAGTCCGCCGGACATAAGAGTTTCTTGTATTTGTTTCTCTCTTGCCTCGATTAATCTTTTGATCTTATCGATCAGCGCTATGTCGTCCATTATTTCTTATTCTTGGTTCCTGCGGGTCTGCCTTTTTTCTTTGCGGCAGGTTTTTTAGCTGCTGCTTTTTTTGGTGTTGCCTTTGCAACTTTTTTTGGTTTTGCTTTTTCTTCAACCACTGGCTCTGGCTCTGCTTGAACCACAGGTGTTGGATTTGGTACAACCCCGCCTGCATCTATGATTGCTTGCTTTGCTGCTATCCTTGCGTCACTGGCCTCTTTTTTTGCAAGAGCCTCAGCCTCAGCTTTTGCAGCTGCTTGCATTTCTTCTGCTCGCTGCATTGATTTTTCTATTTTCTTTTGTGCTGCGGCCTCTAATTTATATGAAGTAGTCATCTTACCTCCTCAGTTTTGTTTCAAGTTCTAATAGTTTTAGGTTTGCATTTTGCTGCAATCTATCTATCGCTACATCGAGTTTATCATCTGCTATTGATTTTTGCACATTGATACGCTCTTTCTGCAAATCTGCATCCAATAATTTTTCCTGGGCCCTTTGTTCTTGTTTTGCCACAAACTGTTCAGCGTCCAGGTTAAGTTCTTTGTCTTTAAGTGCTAATTCTGTTTTTCTTATTTCAACCAGTGGATCCTCTCCGGAACCTTGGCCAATAGATTGCAAGAACTCAGAAGTTAATTGAGCCATGATTGGCGAGCTAAATTGATCTAATATCATTTGTATTTGTTGTGAGATCTGTTGTGCCTCTTGCGGAGATACTTGTTGCATTTGTGCTTGGATCTCTTGTATGCGCATTTGTGTCTCTTCTGGTATTTGTTCTTGCGCTAATTGAGCTGACAAGAATTGTAAGTGCTGCATGCAATGACTAATAATAATAGATTGGATCTGTGGGTTTTCTTTTACCACGCTTGTTAAGAATAGACTTCTATGTGCATCTAAATGTGCTTGATGGTTTTGTTGTTCAAAAGCCTGGGCAGGTTGGCCCATAAGTAAACCAGCATTTTCGATACCAGCGTCTATTGGTTGCGGTGTCATATCTGGCGGTGGCTGTAACAAAGAATCTACATTATCAACGCCTAGAGCTGCATACATTCTTTTGTAAGCCTCATACATGCCCATAGGCCCATGTATTTGTGGGTTAGATTGCACCATTTGCAAAAGCTCCTGGGCAAGTGTGACTCTTTGGCTCTGTGAGAAAATATTAGGATCTGAAACTGGTATTACATCTACTCGACCGTCAAAGTCTTGGCTTTTAATTTCTTGTCCACCGGATCCAACAGCAAAATCGTACACAGGTGGTAAGTATTCAGCAAAAACTTTTGATAGTATCTGAAACTCAACCTTTTGCGCATAATGTAATCTTTTATGAATAGCGCTCATAACCTTGGTGCCACGTTCTAATAAAGCAACAGTAGTTCCAACTGGCATGGCCTGGTTCATATCACCAACGTTCATGTCTGCGATGGCAGCAAACCTTTTACCAGAATCAACCAACAAGCCTAATAGTTGCATCAAAACGTTACTTGGTTCTTTTATTGGTAAAGGTATTAGGTTTTCTCTGAGAGATCCACCAGTCGTATCGATGTCTCTAAATTCTCCTGGTTGCAAAGGCTCGTCCTCATCTCTAATTCTCATGCCTCTGGATTTAAAACCAGCTGGTAAATTGGCCAGTGTGCCAGCATCGATTAGCTGTCTGAGTATTGATGTGGATGCTTTTGATAGGCCACCAATCATGTGTGACAGGCCAAGTCCGTAAAATCCTAAGCCTGGTAAAAACTTGTATTGCACAAAATAGTTAATTTTGTTTTTAAGTGGGTCTGTTTCTTGGTAATTTCTGCGTATCGCTAGAACAGAGGTTGAGTCCTCATCAATGGTAATTATGTATGGTAGCTTTAATCCTGTTGGTCTGCCCTCTGCATCTAAGTCTTCAAAACCTTCTATGTCTAAAACAGTGTGTATTTCATAAACCGTTCTATTTCTATCTTCTTTATAACTTGGCTCAACACCTTGAATTTCATCTATGGCCTTATCAATTTCAGATTCGTCATCGTCATAAGTTTCATCTGAGATTTCAACATTTGCATAAAAACCAGTAATTTGTTGTTTTTTAACTTCATTTAGCGACATGCTAATTGAGTGTGTAATTCTTTCGGCTGAGGTCATGTCAGATGCCTCGTAAGGCACAATTAAATCTTCTGGCGGTATAAACTTAGATACTGCTTTGTTTGTCACACTGTCAAAATAGACTTTTTTAAATGCAGATCCAGCTAACGGCAAATAGAACAAAAGCATATCAAGCTCTGGATCATACTCACTCATTACATTCATAATGTAGTAGTTCATAAACTCCTGGACTCTTTCAGCTTGGTTTTCTGTTTCTATTGTCCTGGCACCAATTATTTCTGTTTTTACAGGACCTTTTGCTGGCAGCATTTCTTTATAAGCCTGGGCCTGGAATTGTGTGACTGCCTCTGCAAGAATAGGATGGATTACTCCAGAGGATCCTTCAAACGGTTGTGACCTAGACTCATCAAACTTCATACCTAGATATTGCAGGCCATCGGTGTATGTTTTTTCCCATTCGGATCTGGATTGTTTGTCGCTCTTAATAGAGCTTAAAAGATCAGATGATATTTTTTGTAAAGTTGATTCGTCTACAAAATCAACCAAGTTAGCGTTAAAATCCATCTGTGGAGCTGGCTCTTCCAACATTTCATCATCTAACAAGATCTCTTCTTCATTGACTAAAATTTGTGCTGCATTTGCAATTTGATCTTGCCTGGTTTCTTCTGGCATAACTTCAACAGAAGATCCTTGTACCCTCATGTCTGGATTGTTTTCGCTTCCGAGTGCTTTTTCTATTGCCATGATTTTTAGTGTAGCACTCTGGGTCGATTAATGTCGTCAAGATCGTCAAGCTG